AGGCGGAGATCGCGCGCATGCAGGCCATGGGCGCAGGGAACGCCGCCGCCCCCGGCGGCGAGCAGGAGACGGTCTCGAAGATCCAGGCAATGGATGACGAGGCCCAGTTCGCGCAGTTCATGCGCGCACAGGGCAACCCGTACTTCTGATCCGGCTGACCTCTTCCCCCGATTCCGAATCGACTCCCTAAGGGGGGTGAGAGGCCCATGGCGAACGCATACACTGACACTTCGGCCATGTCGAACACCGTGCAGACGGCGTACGACAAGTACTTCCGCTTCGCGCTCCGCTCGATGCCGCTCTTCCGTCAGATGGCGGACGTGCACCCGACGGACCTGACCGCGCCCGGCAGCTCGATGGTGCTGCAGCGGTACCAGGACCTGGCCACCGCCACCACGGCGCTGACCGAGACCACCGACCCCGACTCCGTCGCGCTCGGCAACCCGACCCAGACCACGCTGACCCTGAACGAGTACGGCAACCCGGTGCTGCGCACCCGGAAGCTGTACCTGTTCAGCCTCACCGACGTGGACCCGGCCATCGCGAACATCATCGCGTTCAACATGGCCGACTCGGTGGACGTCATCGTCCAGACCGAGCTGCGAGGCGGTAACCGCCTCATCCAGATCAAGAACGGCGCGATGACCTACGTGACCAACGCGACGGTCTCCACCGTTGCGACCACGATGGTCGGTACCGTCGCCTCCGGCGTCGCCACCGACGGCATCACCTCCCGGGCCGTGCGCCTGGGTGTGGCCAAGATGCGCACCGACAAGGCCGTGCCCAAGCGCGGCTCGCTGTACGGCGGTGTCATCCACCCGGAGGTCTCCCACGACCTCCGCCAGGAGACCGGGGCCGCCGCCTGGCGCGACCCGCACAACTACTCCGGCGTCGGCAACATCTACGCGGGCGAGATCGGCACCTACGAGGGTGCCTTCTGGATCGAGTCCCCGCGGGCCTACAACGCGGTGGACGCGGGTGCGACCGACAACACCGTGCGCCGGTTCCGTACCTACCTGCTCGGCCAGGAGGGTGTGGCCGAGGCCGTGGCGGACGAATTCCATGTCGTCGCCGGCCCGATCGTGGACAAGCTGGCGCGGTTCCGGCCGCTCGGCTGGTACGGTGTAGCAGGATGGAAGAGGTATCGCGAAGAGGCGATCACCCGGATTGAGACGACCTCCTCGATCGACGTGTCCTGAGGTACGCCGCCGCCTCTTCCAGGATCTCTGGCGAGTCCTGGAAGAGGCCCAGCGCCCGGTTGCACGAGTGGCAGAGCAGCCCCCGGATGTCATTGGAGGTGTGGCAGTGGTCTACGCACAGCTCGGTCGAATCCTTTCGGCCGGACGCGGTGCGCTTACAGATGGCGCACGCCTCGCCCTGCGAGGCCAGCAGGGCGGCGTACTCCGTCGCGCCTATGCCGTACTTCCGGAAGCGGATCTGCGCCCGATTGAGGCCGAGCTCCTGGCGCTTCTGCGCCTGGGCTCGCGCCTTCTCCGGGTTGTCCTGAGCCCACTTCCTGACTCGGGCCTTGTTGCACTCCTTGCAGTACGAGCACAGCCCGTCCCGGCTGCGGCCGTCCTTGTGGAACTCGGACACCAGCTTCGCCGCATTGCACTTCGTGCAGTGCTTCGTGTCCGTGTCCTTGCGGGCCGCCACCGCCCTGGCGCGCTGCTCGGCGGCCAGATCTACGGTGCAGGGCTTGCAGTAGGCGGTCAGGCCGTCGCTGTTGCGACGGTTCCGGTGGTACTCCGAGACCGGCTTCGCCGTCTCGCACCTGGGGCAGCGCTTGGTGTCCATGACTACACCCTACCATCCGAGTGGGTGGGCTAATGGCTGCTTGGACCTTCCGCACCCCCACCACCCCTGAAGGCCCTGCCTCCTGGCAGGACCGCCTGTTCATCAGGGTCAAGCTCGACCGCGGTATCACGATCCTGGAGAACAGCCCCGGCGCCTACCGGGCCGTGCGGTTCCCGACCCAGGACGAGATCGCCGCAGCCGTGACCACCTACATGGGTGGTCACGAATACCTCGTGGACGACGCCACCAAGGCCGCACTCATCGCGGCCGGAGTGGGCGTCTCCGCCTCCAACTTCACGCCCGCTGCGTAGGAGCCGTCATGACCCACCCTTGCCCGCCGTGCGGTGACGGCGGCAACACCACCATCCACAACCAGGACGAAGCCGAGATCCTGGCCCGGGTCACCTCCGGTGTCCCCACCCGGGCGGAGGGCTACCAGGAGGACGACAGCCACGTGCACCCCGTGCACCGTGAGCGGAACGTGGCCGGCTCCTGATGCAGCCGCCCACGCAGTACGCCCCCGGCGAGAAGTGCAGCTCCGGCTGCCGCACCAAGGACCACCGGTCCTACCACGAGTGCGTGGCCGGCAAGGGCGTCAAGACCTACCTGGCCAGCCCCTCCAAGGGGCTGGACGGCACCGCGCAGAAGCGCTGGGACGGGGAGCTGGCCGCCTACCGGGCGGCCCGCAAGGAGGGCATACAGCCCGACGGGACCCGCATGCACCAGATCACCGAGGCCAGGAAGCTGTCCGACGCCGCAGGCGCGGCGTACGGCAGGGACTTCTCCAGGGCGGACCCGATCGGGGCCTGATATGACCACCTTTAACGACCTGATCACGCAGGTGCGCCAGCAGCTGATGGGCTACACCCTGGATCAGGCGTCGGTGTCGGAGCTTGCGGCGCCCATGGCGCCGGGCGACACCACCTTCACTGTGGACGCCGGGACGGTCACCAACCTCTCCCGCGGCCTGGTGGAGATCGATGACGAGCTGATCCTGGTCAAGGCGTTCGACCGCGGCTCCGGCGTGGTCAGCGTCATGGGTCTGACCAACGGCCGGGGCTACGAGGGCACCACGGCTGCCTCACACAGCGCCAACGCCCTGGTGACGCAGTCGCCGCCCTTCCCTAGGGCGCGCATCAAGGAGGCCATCAACCAGGCCATCCTCGGGCTGTACCCGTCGCTGGTCTGCTTCGGCACCACGGAGATCACGAACATCTCCGTGGTGTACCAGTACGGGATGCCCGCCGACGCCGTCGGCGTGCGGGCGGTGGCCCTGCAGACCATCGGCCCCACCAAGATCTGGCAGCAGGCCCGGACCTGGAAATTCGACCCCCGGTCGAACACCACCGACTTCCCCACAGGGAAGTCCATCCAGCTCTTCGATGCCGTGGTCCCGGGCCGCGCCATGCGCGTGCTGTACGAGAAGGCCCCCTCGAAGCTGGACGCCGGCGGGGATGACTTCGAGACCGTGACCGGCTACCCGGACCGGGTCACCGATCTCGTGATCTGGGGCGCGTGCTCGCGCCTGATCCCCGCCTACGACACCGCCCGCCTGCAGCAGCAGGCGGTGGAGTCCACCGAGCGGGCGGGCCTGGTCCCGCCCACCTCCGCGCTGAAGACCGCCTCCTTCTACCAGCAGCTGTACTACCAGCGGCTGGAAGAGGAGAAGGCCCGCCAGTTCGAGGAAGACCCCTTCCCGCAGTTCTTCATGGGGAGCTGAGCATGCCCGTCACCCGCTACTACAGCAGCACGGCCCAGCCGACGACCCTTGCCGGGTCGATCTCGGCCGGCGCCACCTCCATCACGGTGGGCGCCACCACCGGCTTCCCGTCCACCACGCCCTACACCCTGGCCCTGGACTACGGGGCCGCCACCGAAGAGCTGGTGGACGTCACGGGCGTGGCCGGGACCACGCTCACGGTCACCCGTGGAGCGGATGGCACCAGCGCCCAGAGCCATAGCCTGGGTGCCGCAGTGCGGCACGTGGTCTCGGCGAGGGACTTCGCCGACTTCCAGACCCACCAGGCCACCGGCTCGGCAGTCCATGGCGTGTCCGGCACGCTGGTGGGCACCAGCGACAGCCAGACCCTGAGCAACAAGACCCTGTCGTCCCCGACCATCGCCGGGGGCGCCCTGTCGGGCACCTTCTCCGGCACCCCGACTTGGTCGGGTGCCCACACCTTCTCCGCGACACCCGCCCTCCAGGCGGGTGTGACCGTAAGCGGCGGTGACGAGCTGGTGACCCGTGCAGCGACGGGCAATGCGGCCTACCGCACTCGCGTGACGGGCGACTCCGTTGACCGTCTGGCGGTCCTGGCGGACGGCACCCACCAATGGTCTTCCGGCGCCGGTGGCGCCGATGTGGCCATTGCCCGCGTGGCCAACACGCGGCTGCAGCTCACAGCTGGTCAGTGGTCCACGGCTGCGGGCACCCGCAGCATCGAGTTCGCCACTGCGCCGGCCGACCTGAAGATCTCCACCTTCGTCAACGGCGAGTCCGTTGACCGGTTCCAGTTGCTGGCGGACGGCAAGCTGAACTGGGGTGGCGGCGCAGCCGCCCTGGACACGAACCTGTACCGGTCGGCTGCGAACATCCTGAGGACGGATGACGCCTTCGAGGCGGTCAGCTACATCCGCCCCGGTGCGTCGGAGACGATCGCGGGCACGCCGACAGCAGGCACGGGCTTCTCCCTGGCGGGGTCGGCCTGTATCCGCTCGGGCGGTGTGATCACCTGGATTGCGGCGCTGACCCGCACCGGCGGCACGATCACCGCCAACAGCGACGGCAACGTTGCCGACTTCACCCTGGTAACGATCCCCGCCGGATGGCTGCCGCCCGCGGTGCTGTCTTCGGTGTCCTCACTGCCCGGCCAGTTCGTAAGCACCGGCACCTCCGGCGGCACGCTGCTGGCCGGCTCGGGCGCGGTGAACATCGTGGACATGAACGGCTCCAGCTCCACGATCTCCAACGGCGATACCGTCCGCGCCTGTTACAGCTACGTGGCTATCTAGGGGGCGCCGTGCAGATCGTCAATGCCCTGCCCTTCGCGCTGTCGCACAAGTCGTCGGCGCCGGGTACCGCTTCGTACTCCCTTGCGGGCATGGCGTACGACGTCGCCATTGGCGGCATCCCGTTCTGTACGGCCATCTCCGATGACCGTCCCTACATCCGCTCCATGGCCCCGGTCCGCAAGGAGCAGTTCGACAACCAGCAGATCCCCGGCGAGCAGTCGCTGGCCAACTGGTGGCTGCGCTCACAGAGCAGCTTCATCGGCGGAGCCGGGGTCCTGTACCAGGACCCGTCCTCGGACAACCAGTACGCGATCCGCTTCGCGGACTCGCTGGGCGTGAACCCCTGGGAGAACGGCAAGCTGACGCTGCTGCGCAAGACCGCGCAGCGCATCAGCGACGGCACCGCCAACAAGCACTTCGTGCTGGGCTGGAACGACGGCACGGACCGCTACTGGTCCGCCGTCGGCAACGTCCTGAAGTCCGACACCGGGTCGGCCACCACCACGATCACGTGGGGTGGCGGCAACACCATCCGGTCCCTGACCTCCGACGGCACCAACTACTACGCCGCCGACAACGTCGGCATCTACAAGGGCGCCGGCAACGGCGTGGGGGCCCTGGCCTGGAACACCGGCACCACGAACGTGGTGATCCGGTGGGTCAAGGGCCGCCTGATGGCGGGCATTGACAACCAGGTCTACGACCTGGTCACCGGCGGCCCGGCCCTGCCGGGCACGCCCCGCATGACCCACCTGAACAGTGCCTGGACCTGGACGGACTTCGCCGAAGGCACCAACGCGATCTACGCGAGCGGCTTCGCCGGCTCGCAGTCCGCCATCTACAAGTTCGTGCTGTCCAGCACGGGTGACGTGCCCACCCTGTCCACCGGTGGCGTCCTCACGGCCCAGCTCCCGCTGGGCGAGACCGTCCAGTCCATGACGACGTACCTGGGGACGTTCGTCGGCATCGGCACCTCCCGCGGCTTCCGCGTCGGGCAGATCGATGACAACGGGGACATCGTCTACGGGCCCCTGCTGTTCACCGTCTCCGGCGGCGTGAAAGCCGTCGCCGCCTATGACCGGTTCTTCTTCGTCGCCGCCACGGGCGCCATCGCCGGCTCCTCCGGCCTGTACCGGGTGGACCTGGGCCAGCCCATCCAGGACAACGGGGTCTCCGCGGGCGTGCGCTTCGCGTACGCCACCGACCTGCAAGCCCTGGTGACCGGCGAGGTCTGCTCGGTCACCAACTTCGGCAACAGCGACCGCATGGTCTTCACGGTCGTGGGCCAGGGCTCCTATCTGGAGCACGCCATCGACCGGGAGAGTACCGGCTGGCTGAAGACCGGCCGGATCCGGTTCAACACGCTTGAGCCGAAGATCTACAAGTTCCTGACGGTGAAGACACCCACGAGCCAGTCAGGCTCCGTGGGCCTGTCGGTCATCGACCCCGGAGGGGCCGAGACCTCCCTGATCACCGTCTCCGAGGGCTCCGCCATCGAGATCAAGGACGTCGTCATGGCGGCGCCCGCGGACGCCGCAGAGTGGGTCCAGCTCAAGCTGACCCTGACCCGCTCCGCGGGCACCCCCGCCCAGGGCGGGGAGGTCAACGGCTGGCAGCTCAAGGCCATGCCGGGCGCCACCCGGCAGCGTCTGTTCCAGATCCCGCTGCAGTGCTTTGACGAAGAGAAGGACCGCACCGGCCAGCGGTTCGGCACCGAAGGGTCCGCCAAGGAACGCCTTCAGGCGTTCGAGCAGATCGCCCAGCGGGGCGATGCCGTCTCCCTCCAGGACCTGGCCAATGACGAGTCCTTCCTGGTCGTCGTGGACGACTACCAGTTCGTCCAGAAGGCCAACCCCGGACCCAATAAGACCACCATCGGCGGCTACCTCACGGTGCAGCTGCGCACCATCGCCGACGTCATCACCACGTAAGGACGGACCATGGAGTACGAGATCAGTACCGATGAGGACCGCGGGTCCTTCATCTCCCACGCCCGCAAGCGCTCCGCCGCAAAGGCGGAGCGGGACCCCCTGGTGGGGGACATCGTGCATCACTGGAACGGGCGCTGCTACGCAGCCATCGTCTGCGATCTGACCGGCTCCTTCGATGACCCGACCGTGGACCTGTACTCCCTCCACGTAGACGGCGGCCTCGGATTCTCCGGCTGCCGCCATGACGAGGCGAAGTCCGAGTCCCACACCTGGCACTGGCCGGAGTCCGAGTAAGGGCGAGACGTGACCAACGAAGACGAACTACTCCGACTCCCCGTCGGCACCGTCGTGCACTGGCGGACAGAGGACGGCAAGCACTGCCGTCCCGCTCTCCTTGTGCAGCACTTCGAGGGGTTCATGGGCGCGCCCATGGCGTATCTGACTGTCTTCGAGCCGTTCGGACAGCGGCACGCACTGGCGTACTGGCGTCCTGGGCCCGAGGGGTGGCACCCGCCTGAGGGCTGCGCCGAAATCCTGGCCCTGGAGTCCGAATGACCTGGGAACTGGAGCGCGACATCATCGCGCCCGTCTCCGACGCCGAGAAAGCGGCTGTACGCCGCGCTCAGCGCGCTCTGCGCCTGTCCGAGACCGGTGACCTGGACGAGGTCACCGCGTCCCATCTCAGGGGCGTACAGCGCCTCTTCAAGCTCCCGGTCACAGGCGTCCTGGACCGGGCCACCGCCCAGGCGCTGGGGCGCCTGAGCTATGTCCCCCAGGAGGACTGATGGACCCGAAGTACATGGACCTGATCACCCGCGCCGGCTGGACCGGCGCCCAGGCGGTGCTGGCCTACGGCATCGTGGCGCTGGCCGACGTGAACGTGTGGTGGGCAGCCCCGCTGGCCGTCACCCTGTCCGCCGCCAAGACCTGGGTCGTGGGCCGCCTCAAGGCGGCCTGATGCAGGCGGGGGAGGCAGCAGTAGCGGTAGAGCTGGCGCAGTTGCGGGGGGAGATCGGGACTGGGCTCGCCGAGATCAAGGGAAGCCTGGGCGTCCTGGTGGAGCGCAGCGACCGCGCCACCAAGGACATCGAAGATCTGGAGGACAGGGTGTCCAGCCTGGAACGGAAGGTCTGGATGGCCGCGGGTATTGCCGCGGTCGTCTCCGGCGGCGGTGCCGCCGGCCTGTTCGCCGCCCTGGGCGGATAGGGTCCAGAACGCAGAAAAGGCCCCCGGCCCGAAGGCCGGGGGCTCTCTGTGTGGCTGCAGCCCCCTGGACAGAGGCGTAGGGGTCATGTCCAAGGGGCTGCGTCTCAGGGGGTGGGCGGTCGCTCCTGGACCGTGGTGACCGGGAAGTACGTGGTCACCTCGGTCCTGCAGAACTTGAGGACCATGACCGGCTCCTTGCGCGCCAGCGCCACGGCGGAGGCCGCCTCGCGGGCCTCCTCCTCGTTGGTGAAGTCGTTCGGGGTCTGCGGGTCCAGCACGAGCGGGTACCCGCCCTCCGGGTCCACGACCTGGAAGAACTCGCGGTCGAACGTGGTCATACAGCCCTCCCAGGGCAGATACAGGGGTAGACCCGGCGGCAGCCGGGGCAGACGGGCTTGTCAGTCATCACTGCTCTCGGTCAGGCGCTCGCACCAGTCCTCTGGTACGTCCCTGAACCTGACGGCCGGTGAGTCGTCCCGGTCGTACACGCCGCCGCTCATCCAGTCCGTAACGACGGACCGCAACTCGCGGTCCTCGTAGTAGTTCGAGTCGTGTTCGTCGCGGGGCTCGGACTCACGGTCCGCGAAGGTGACCTCCACGATCAGGAAGAACCGGCGCACCGGTTCGCCGTCGATGCGGAGACGCTGAATCTTCACTCGCGGACCTCCGGGTCGATCAAGTCCGCGGCGTGCTCGTAGCCGTCGTCCATGCCTCGCGTGTACTCGGCCTTGCCGGGGAAGCGCGGGTACCAGTGCTGGCGGATCTTCTCCGCCAGTTCGTGGGCGTAGGCGTCGATCATCCCCTTGGCGCGGACCGCGCCAACTCGATAGCCCTCGGTGAGGGCTTCGTGCAGGTCGTCATAGGCCGCGCTCACCCCTCACCACCCAGCCCGGCCCAGCCGTTGCCGGGCTGCGCAGCAGGGGCTTCGCCCTCCAGCTCCACGGAGCCCTTGAGCCGGTCCGGGAGGACCGGGGGCTCCAGGGTCGCGGGTGCCTGGCGGTGGACGATGTCCGCCATGGCCAGCTGGGCGTCGTAGGCGCCGGGAGGTGCCTGCTTGCTGGGCGCCGGGGGCGCCTCCACGAAGGCGAGCACGTCCCGGAAGACGGCCACCAGGGTGGCCTCGTCGTCCTCGGACGACACGTCCCAGACCGTGGTCCGGGTGCCGGACTTGTGGCACAGCTTGAAGCTGTTCCTGCCGATGGTCAGTGTCAGGGCCATCAGTCCTCCACCTCGTAGACCTCGGGCTTGCCGTCAACCTCGACGGCGACCCATTCGTCCCCGACCTCCACGTGGTCCGCGCACTGGTGACACAGGCTGACCCAGGCGCCCTCCTCGGCCAGCTCCACGATCTTCTTCGGGTCGGTCTCGTCCGTCTCGACGTCCACGACCGTGCTGGCGTAGCCGCTGAGCGGCACGCGGTACTTGGCCATCAGCCCTCCTTTACTGGGCTCACGCGCACGATCCCGGCCACCTGGCCGGCGTGCGCAATCTTCAGGACTCCGTCTTCGGCGACCGCTGTCGCGTCGCCCGGGAGCCAGGCCTGGAAGAGCTGCCCGCCCACGCTGTACGTCACGGCGTAGGGCGGGCGGGGCGGCGATGCCGCCTCGGGCTCCGTCTCCCATTCGTAGTGGTCGTCGCCGTCCGCCCAGCGGTGCGGACCCTCATGGTCCGCGTCCCGCTGGCAGTAGCGAAGGCGGGGCCACGTGTTGACCGTGTCCAGGGCCACGCACGGCTCGGGCTCCTCCGCTCCCCCCTGGGGGAGGTAGCCCTTGCACTCGCAGCTCGGCACCGCACAGAACCGGGTGCCCCCGGTGTGCATGGCGGCCTTGTGCCCGCAGCGGCAGGGTGCCGCATCGAAGGCCTTCGGCTCGAAGCCGTGGCAGTAGTACGGCGCCCTGTGCCAGTAACAGCAGCTGCCCTCGCCGGAGTCCTTGTGGTCACTCCTGATGTGCCCGCACTGGCACTCATCGCTCGATGAGCCGCCGGACCCCGGCGGCTCCTTGCTCTCGGTAGACATCGTTAACGTCCATGCCCTTCGGCATCCGGACGGGCGTAGCCCGTACATCGCTGATCAGTCGCTTGTTCAGGCCCTTGCCTGCGTCGTCCGGGTCGCCGAAGACGTAGACCCGGGCGAAGTCGTCCAGGCACCGGGAGAAGTGCTTCTTCCAGTTCGTGGCCCCGGGCACGGCAACGGCCGGCAGGCCGCAGATGGACAGCGTGATGGCGTCCAGTTCGCCCTCGGTGACGCACACGGCGTCACCGGGCTTCTTCAGGTCCAGCACGTTGAACAGGTTGGTCTCGAACCCCTCCAGACCTACGTACTTGCCGTGCTCGGCCTCCTTGCAGCTGTGCTGCTGCAGGCACCGGAACCTGAAATTGACGGGCCCCTCAGGGGTCAGATAGGGAATGGCGAGCCTCCCCGCGTAGCGCTCATGCCCTATCAAGGGCGTCCTCACGACGCCCAGGCGGAACGTACCTGCGGCTTCGGGGCCGAAGCCCCGGTTCATCAGATACTCCTGGGCGGCGGTATCGGCCGCCAGATCCTGCTGGTACTGCGATGCCGCTTGCTCTAGCAAGAGCCTCTGCTCGCTCGATGGCGGTCGCACGATCACATCCCTCCATCGCTCGTATCAGGTCAACCGCCGTTCCCTTCGCCTGGCAGGCGAGGCAGAAGAACACCCCCTTCTCGGCGTTGACCCGCATGGATGCCCGACGCTCCCCGTGGATCGGGCACAATACGTCCTGCTCACCCCAGCGGGAGCCGCCGGGCAGCTCTACCCCGTAGTGCTCCAGGGCTGCGACTAGTAGCCCGCCTGCCTCAGGAGGGCTACTGCTGCGACGAGATCCATGCGGAGCCACGTGTCAACCTCGTCTCCCTCCGCGACGTGCTTCCGGAATCCCGGGACCTTCCCGGCAGGAAGGTAGGCGTCCCACTGTCGCGGGGACTTGTACGGACGCTTGACCACTAGCATGCAGGCGCTAGCGCCCGCGTTGTGCATCTCGGTCTTCGTCTCGCGCTGCCACTCGGTGATGCGCTGCTGCGCAGCCGCCTTGACCTCCACGACCAGGTTGGCGATGCCGGCCACGTCGCCCTTGTCCAGGGCGCCCGACAGGGCACGCCGCTCCGCGGCAGGCCACCAGTTCTGGAGGTACCGAACCACGGCGGTCTCCGCCGCCGTGCCCTTAGCCTTGCTCGCGCTCACAGACGCTCCCCAGATGCTTCAGCGCGGCCTTGAGAGTCGCGGCCCAGTCGGTGTACACGTTGCCCCGGTAGATCCCGTCCGTGCAGCCGTGCTCCCAGACCCAGAACCCGGTCTCCTCCTTGTAGACGTGCGCCTTCCGGGGCTTGCGCCCCGGGAGGTCGTGCCCCAGCAAGGGAAGAACATGGAGGTCACCCATCGCTGTCGCCCACGTAGCGGGCGTACACGCGGTGCTCCCCGTCCACGGTGCGGGAGATCGCCTCGTAGGCCCCGGCGGGGGCCCAGGCGCGGCGCTGCCCGGTCTTGATGGACTGCGCCATGGACCGGGCGCTGGTGCCGGTGGAGTACGCCCCGATCCGGGCCCACTCGCCGGGGCGCTCGCGCAGCTGCGCGGCGGCGTCCAGGTTAGAACTCCAGCGGTACGCCTCCAGGCGAGGCGGCTCCTCGAACACGATCTCGCTCATGCTCTGATCTCCTTGACTTCGATGCCCGCTTCGCGGGCGAGGCGGATCATCCCCTGGGTCCCCCTGCTGTCGGGCAGAGGGAAGGCCAGCACGAGGTCCGCGCCGCCCTTGGCCATCAGGGCGTTGCGGATGGGGCCTGCGGCCCTGCCGTGGGCCGCCCAGTCGGCCGGATAGGTGACCTCGGCGACGCCCAGGAACTGCCCGGCCACGTCGTGCCAGTGATGGGCGGCAGCGTCCGCCCCCGTGGCGCAGGCGCCATGGATCAGGACGAAGGGGCCCTTGGCGCAGAAGAGGCGGCCCAGTTCGAAGAAGACCTTGTGCGGATTGGGCCAGGCCCGTGACCCCGTCACGATGACCTTCACTGCGCCCTCTCCTCCACGATCGGCACCATGCCCGGGATGCGTCGCATCTCGGCGGCGTACTGCTCGGCTTCCGCCTCGGTCTCGAACTCCTTGGGCTGGCTGAGCAGCCCCAGGCACAGGACCCTGACGACGTACTTCATTGCCCCTCCGATCCGAAGTCCAGGCAGGAAACGACCTCCCACAGGCCAGTCCCGCTGAAGAGCGGGAGACTGTGCAGCTCATCACCCGCGGCTTCCGCGGCCTCCCTGGAGGCGTACGGACCCAGGGCCTGGATGATCCCGGAGCGGTCGTGATGGGACACCACGATCACGTAGGCGGCTCTCACCCCGCCTCCTTGGGCTTCTGCTCCGCCAGGGCCAGCAGGACGGCGTAGCCGTCCGCCACCCGCTGGTAGTCCCGGGCCTCCCGGGCCAGGCCCAGGGCCCGGTTACTGGTGGACGGGATCCCGCGCGCTGCGCGGCGCCGTTCCTCGGCCTTCAGGCCGGCCTCGGCCTGCAGCAGGCGGAGCCTGCTCAGGACCAGGGGGTGAATGGGTTCGGGCTTGGTCATCGCTGCCCCCGCTCCACGGCGTCCGCCGCCATGTTCAGGGCCCACTCGATGGCCTGGTCCACCTCGTTGTCCGGGTCCTTGGGGAGCAGCGAGCGGACGATGTCCGCCAGTCGCTTCCGCTCCTCGCTCATGTCCATGAGCTGTCCTCTCCTGCCGACCAGCCCGTGTACTGGAGGCTGTGCGGCACGTGAATGTGATCCCCGACGAAGGCACGCTCCGCGTGCAGCTCCATCCGGAAGTGGTTGTTGGCGTCCTTGTCGGCCCTGGCGTGACGGTTCTTCACCGACGCCACGTGCAGTTCCCCGTTGTCCGTCATCCCGCAGGTGACGATCAGTTCCGGGATGGCGGCCACCTTGCCGTGGATGTCCGACCGGCGCGGACAGGGCCGCTTGGTGGACTGACTGTCAGAGGCGTGGTGTACAAGCAGGACATGGG